GTGCCATCTTCGCCTTCGTAATATAATTTTCCTGTCTGCGTTATTAATGCCATTTATTATTGTTTTTCTTGAGTTACCGTTGAATTTCTTTCGTTCTGTGCTATCTGTACTAATCCTGGTTTATTTAGTGTTACACCTGCTAACTCTAATATATTAACAACTAAACTTGATTCTTCCGATGAGTGTAACATAAAATCAGTTGTTTCATCAACGTTGTATAAAGCTTGTTCGTTTACAACGGCGTAACCCCATTTTACATCTCTACCAAACCTTCTAATTGGAGCCGTAATATACGTACAAGTTAAATTATCTACTATAGTAGTAGGGTGAACTTGTATTGTGCTTATTCCAGTTCTGACATAAACCGGTCTTTTTATCGTCGGCCTCGCTATTGGAGAGAGATTCATGTACAAAAGCTCGTTTTTCTTTACTTCCTCTACTTCAACAGGGAAGTTATCTGGCCCGGGTTCATGATGAATAACGGTTCCTAGTCTATATACGTCTGCTGGTAATCCCACTCCTCCACTAGTTATAACATCTGAAGTTGTAAAGGGTGCTAGTTTTTTATTTAACAAATCCAGCATGTCCGAGTACTCCGTATCGTTACCATGCTCCATTCCAAATTGCTTTATATCATAGAAGTATTGTTCAAATATAGCCATTTGGGCTTGGTTAGCGAATAAGTTAAATTCTTGAGGAGTTATATATCCTCTTTGTTCTTTATTAGCTAACGCTAAAACTCTTTGATATACCGTATCTACACTTACCATATTTTTTTATTTTTTATAAGGAAACATCTCGTTTAGTTTCTCTTTTCTTTTTTTACAGCCACAATCTTTTTTCCCAGTGACCTTTTCAACTACTTTTTTAATTCCAGTAGCTTTTGTGAAATTTTCTATCGTGTCTCCAAAACCTTTTGATTTATTAAATTCTGATAGTTTCATTTTATTTAATTTTAGTAGTATTGCAACCACCCTTTTGTTGAGTGGTTGCTTTACTAGGTTAATTTAATTGCTTCTCGATATTTGAATATATTTCCATTCCTTCGTCAGTTTTAAACCATGCGGCTAAAGCTGAATATGGATGTTCGTCAAATGGAACTGTACATAGTTTTCTATCGTTGGATCCCCACATAAAAGTTCTTTGATCAGATGAAAGTTTAATGATGTTCATTTCAGTTGCTTTAATACCAAAATTTCTAAGTTGTACGTTTTCGTCTGTAACTAACTCTAAGAACAACCTAGGGTTTTTCTTGGCATATAACATTAGATCACGTTTAATCTCTTTAGAACTCATCGTAGATACCTTAGAACCAACTTCTACACGTAGTACAGCTTCAGCCATATTTATATCTAAATCTTTCGCTGCGTTTAGAGCTGCTATTTCAAATTCTAACCAAGCTAGTTGACTTGTAGCCTTTTTAACTTCGTTAACTTCTTCGTAAATGTTTCCTCTATGAGGGTGGTATAACGATAGTAATTTTTGTAAAGTCACTTTATTCTTTGGCACGTGTAAAACACCACTTCTAAATATAATATGAGACATTCTAGCGTCGCCTTTAAACTCATCAACAAAACAACTTTTTTGATTCTCTGTATGTTTCAACTCTCTTTCATACCCTTTTTCTTTGTCAAAGTAGTATATATTTGATCCTCTTATCATTTTGCTTAATGGAGTTTTACCTCCTTTTAGAACGTAAGTTCTATCCTTGATTTCCCAAGTGTCTTTTTTTAGTAACGGTTTTTCCATTACTCTTGTTTCAGTTTTTGGTTGTTCTACAACCTCTGGGGTTTTAACTTCTTTAAATTCGTTTACTACCTCCATTTCTTTTTTTGTTTCTTTTTTCTTTGCCATAATATAATATATAATAAAATTGATAAAAATAAAGGGACTGGGAAATTAATCCCAGTCTCTTTAAAATAATTGCTTAGTTTAATAACATGAAGTTATTAGCACCTTGTACAACTAGACATCTTTCAGATAAATAGTGTACCTCCATTGCATCTAAGTCAGATGTTACAGCTCCAACAGAACCAGTAACCCAAGTTTTGAGTTTTCTGTCATCTGTTTTAGAAGCTCTATATCTAACGTGTAAGAATGGTCTCTTAAGGTTTTTACCTAAGTTTTGATCGTATACTGAAGAAACTCCAGCAGGAATCATAACCCCTCTAATCGCGTTAACAGTATCCATACCGTTAATCAAACCTCTAGTTGATAAATCATTTAAGTATTTCCAGTCAGACTTATAGAAGTCGTAAGAACCTCTTCTGAAACCAGAGAAACCTAAGTTTAAAGCCATGTCTTCTTCGTTGTCGAATACTCCGTAAGAAGTACCTCCAGCTCCGTAAGAGTTCATAGAAGCTAACATATCGTCGATTGCCAAAGCAGTTCCTCTGTTACAGAACAACATGTTTTCTTCAATAGCTCCATTCTTATCGAACTCAGCTAAGATAGCATCAAATTCAGCTAAATCAGTAGAAGCGTTAACACCAGTAATACCAGTACTCTCATTACCTCTTGCTCCGATTGCTGCGAATAAACCCTCAGTACCAGTCATTGTACCAGTAGCATTAGTTTGTGTAGCAGAAACTGTTACAGTAGCTTTTTCAGACTCAATCATCGCCATTTCTAAATAATCAGTAAAACGAGCTCTTGTATCACCTTCAGCTTTTAAATACCATAAGTAACCGTTTTGACCTTCTTCACCAGAAACTTCAACCCAACCGATAGCAGACGCATCAGAACCTGATACTTCATACTTATCTTTAATGATAATTGGTTTGTTGTCATAAGCCTTGAATTGAGGTGCGTTTACTGCGTCTCTACCAACAGCTCCTTTAGCGTACTCAGAACCGTATACTAAACATTTAGCTCCAGTTGCATCAGCGATACCACCTGTGTTTAATTCAGCTACCGTGTAAGGTTTAACTGTAGCCGCTGCTCCAGCAACACTAATAACGAAACATTTTACTGTTGCGTTTGCATCTGCTACGATTACCATATCACCTGGTCTAATACCGTGATCTGTACCCGCAACACCGTCTCCATCGTGAGTTACTGTTAAAGTTGTACCTGTACCACCCACTGTTACAGTGTATGATAAGTGTAGTCTTGATTGCTCAGACCAAACTACTTGGTCAGAAGTCATAGACTCTTCAGCCCCAACTTGAGATAAAAATCCTGAGATAGTTCTATTTCCATAGATCTCAGCCTCTTTTTCCATTAGGTCTGGTAAATATTGTTGTGCCCAATCATTACCTGCTCCCGTAAAATCGATATACGCACTCGCTAGAGTTTGTTTCGACGGTGCAGGCGTTGGAGTTCCATTGCTTGTAATTGCCATTTTTTAATTTTTTTTTAAATTGTTATTTGTTTTTCTTAATTTTAAATTTGAAATCTGGAGAGTCATCACCTAAAACTCTTACTTTAACACCAGGCTGAACGCTCTCTCTATGTGACTGTCGAGGGTCCATGTTGATATTTTTAGACTTAGCTATACTATTTTTTAAAGCATCGGCTTTGCCTTGTTCGTAAAAGTGATTTGCGATAGCATCAGAATTCATTGCTGTAAACAATCCTTTGTGATACCCCGTAGCGTTCTCCATTTGATTGTTTTCGTTAAGAAACTTTCCCACGAAATTATTCAAGTCGCTCTGAGTAGTTTTAATGTTGTCTACGTTGTTAACGTTATACCTATACCTTTTATCTCCAACTTTATATTCAAAACCTTTGAATTCATCATTGAAAACCTCTTCAGTCTTCTGTATAAACATTTCTTGTGCTTGCGAATGCATTTGTTGCTTTTCTTTCGATTCGCTGAAGAATTTCAATGCTTCTTGTTGCTCTTCGTTGAGCTTAGAACCCATTTTAATATCTTCGTAGTATTTGGATTTTACACTTTCCAAGTGGTGCTTTGCTTGAGCAACTTGCTCCTTTAAAGCTATTTTTTTCATTTTGATATCCTTTTCGTCATCATAACTTTCGTCGTACTTAAAGTTATCCTCCATAACAAAACTTATTTCATCATCATCTAGATGAGGTTTTGTGTCTTTATAGTAAGCCCTAATCAAATCATCGTTATCCCAATCTTCGTAATTCTGGTTTAACTTTATGTAGTCATTTATATCACCACCAGTATCCCGCATGAAGTTTACAAGCTTGTCTACGCTTTCTGGTAGTTCACTTGGTTTCTCAGGAACAACTATGTCTTCTGTTATTTCTTCTAAAATAACTACTGGTTGCTCTTCTTTTGTTTCTTTTGGTTCTTTCGTTAAATCTACCTTAGTAATATCCTCGGTTTTTTCAGTTAGTTCTTTAAGATCTACTTTAACAATCCCGTCCTCTGGTTCTTTGAAGTTTTTCATCTTAGGTTTTTTAACCTTTAACTTTTCTACGTTTTCGTCTACTTTCGGTTCTTCAACGATTTGTTCAACCGTTGGTTCTTTTTCTTTTTTTGCCATAATATAATATAATAATAATTAATAATTTGCTACATAAGAGAGTTAACCTCTTTCATTGGATCGACTACTTCTTCCTCCGAAAAGTTCTTTGGAGGTTTGTCGTTTTTTCTTTGATCTATAAGTTCACTTTGTTGACTCGCTTGTATTTTAGTTCTTTCATCTTTACGATCCTCTTTACCGTCTTCTTTTGCTTTCATAGCGTCAGCTTGTAACTTAGCTAATCTTATCTGGATTTCAAACTCATGATCCATTATTTGTTTTTTAAGCTCTGTCTCTTGCATCATTCTCTCCGATTCATACTGAGCTTTAATCTGCTCCAACTGCTGCATCGACTGAGATTCAGACTGTTTCTTTTGCATTTCCATTTGAGCAGCAGCGTTTTGTGCCTCGACGTTAGCCATCGTTTGAGCTTTGATGTTTTCTTGCTGTATCTTTTGGTCTCTCTCAAGTTTTTTCTTTCTACGTAACTTAAGAAGTTGGTTCGCTAATTTAATACTTTTTATTTCCCTAAGGTCTATAGCGTCTTCTAGATCTATAGTTTGTTGTGCTAAAGCTGCTTGGATATTATTCTCTAATAACTGTTTCTCTTCCTCGTCTGGAGTTAACTCTATAAATATTCCAAAATCATACAAATGTAACTCATTCATTTCTTTTAACGTAGCCACGTTATGAGCTCCGATCTTCTGTATGAAAGCTTCTTTAGCTGGAGAGTACTCTATAATATCTGATATTCTAAGGGACAATGATTCACACACTTCTGATGTTAGGAACAATCCAGATTGTAATATATGCCTTGTCGCCGTATTAGAGTTAGCTGCCGCTAATTTTTGAACACCAACTAAAGAGTACTTATCTGGAGTAGCAGCGTCTCTAGCTTCGTTCAACCCAGTCACATCTCTTATCATTTGTAAGTAATAGTTATATGTCTGTATAAGAGATTGCATTTTACTTCCACCGTTTCCTGACTGTATCTCTTGAACCGGCATTTTACCAGGATTTTGATCTCCATCTGAAGTGAAGCTCCTACCTATTATAGATCCCGTCTGAAAGTACATATTTAATGCTTCTTGAGGATTATAATTAGTTCCGTTACCTAAGTCTATCTCTGCTAAACCATCAGCATCTAAATATATACCGTCTGGAACTAACCTAGACATAACCTGTTGTAGCTTTAGATGTGTTAACTGTATCATATCGGCAAAACCTGTTATTCTACCGACTAAAGACTCAATCTTACCGTTGTACATTCTAGGAGCACAAATAGCGTAGTTCATTTTTACTTTTGTAATATCACTTTTTGGTCGCATCATATTACTAGCCATCTCCCATTTAAGTATTTTATCACTACCTAATACCATTGCTCCTTCAAATAATACTTCTATACATCTCTTTAGAGCTCCATACCCTCCTTCTTTTTCCTGAGGCGGGTTAAAACTATCGTCTTTTTCAATAGCTTTATCACCTCCGGTTTTAGTTTCTTTCATTTTATAAACCTCGTTCATATGGGTTTTATAATTGAAATACAACACAGACACCTTGTTTTCATCGCTGTCTCTATCTCCAGTGTATTTATAAGCATTATTACCCCCTCCTTGAGAAACTATCTCCTCTAAGTTTTCATGTGTTAATTCTGGGAACTCTTTTACTAATTCGTTTATCGGAATTTGCTTGATTTCTCCAACATAATAAATATCTTCAAAATAAGGAGAGTCCGTGTGGGAGTAAACTAAATTTGCCGGGTCTACGTAATCTACCTTAACACCCTCACTTTGATTGAATGTTGTCTTAACGGCTCCTATACCTAAAACGGTTAAGTCGTAATAGAACTGTTTTTTAATTAATTCATATCTATTTCCCTCTAGCAAAACATTTATAGCTTGCTCTTCAGCTACCTCAATAGCCTGCTTGTAAGTCAACTGCATATGAAGTTCTAGTTCTTGTTCTGACCCGGGTATTTGAGATTTATCATTCTCATTAATAGTTATACCTAAAGTCTCCTCTACTAATTCGTTTAAACTTTGCGTTTGAAGATCCCCTAATAAGGATTCCATATATTCCGTTCTTTTACTGACTCCGTGAGGATCTTGCGAGTAAGCTTTCACGCTGTACATTCTTTCCGCAATACCGTTCACAACAATATCTACGAATTTAGGTATGATTGGCACTGGTTTCCAATCTAAATTTAAGTAAGACAAATCACCATTAATAGACAACTCATCTTTATACTTCTGTATAGCTTGTTCCCCTCTAGCGTACAATCTTAAATTATGGAAGTTATTGTTAGAACTTAGGTATCTACTATAAGTTGCGTTATCAAACCATTCTTTAGCTATAGCTTGACCTACCTCTAACCCATACTCCCCAGTCATTTTCTCTAAATCGCTTACAACTTGACTTGGAAAACCATTACTTATACCTGATTTTAACATATTTGTTATTTAATTATTTTTGAAACATTACCCTTGTTCTCGTATCTAGCAATGTTTATGTTTAATTTTGGTTTTTCTATTCTTGCGTTTGGAGCGTATAAATGTCTGTTACAAGCCATAATAGCGAGTCCGGAACTTATTGTCGCATCAAACTTTGTTCTCTTGTTTATATCAAATCTACTCCAATCATTTAGTGTTTCATTGAAATATATGTTTCCATAATTTCCGTTGCCCAAATGACCAACATGACTCTGTATATACATCTCAATAGCAGCTGCGTGAGCCTGTTTAATATCTTCACTTGAGTTAGGTATTCCACCTATTTCTTTTTCTGTCACAGATAACTTGTTCCAACTCTTATCTGGTCTATTCATTGAGTAGCCTCTATAACCTCTTCTTCTTAAGTGATATAATAACCTAGGTTTGTTATTCTCACACAGTAATGGCATACCATAAAATACTAGTGCCATTAGAACGTCTTCAAAAAATATCTCAGCTGTTGGCGGTCTTGCTACATACTCTAGAAACATGTGGTTTGGAGGAGCGTCTTCCATGCTGAATTTAGTAAGGCCGTGTAGCGCTCCGTTAGATCCTCTTCCATCTACCGTTCCTGATATATCATAACTATCACAACCGAAAGCTCCCATATGTTCGTTTGCTGGATATTTAACGCCATTCTTTATCATCACTTTATTTTGCATGTGTTGGGGTGGAAACCAACTGACTTTGAATCTTCCTTTTGGATCTGGGTAAAATATGACCTGTGTATCTTTTATCCCGTTTACCCATTGAAAGTTTCCAGTACTCACAATAGCAGAGTTATTCATTCCCTCATTGTAGTCTATTTGCTCGTATATCTTAACTAGATTAAATATACTGTTCTTAGCTTCGTCCCTAAACGCATGCTCTGTGGTTCTTGGAAATTGCCTGTAGAATTCATTTAAACCATCACTATCAGATTTTAATCCTTCTGCTTCATTCTCCCAGTGTTCTACTATTCCTATATCTATTAGTTCGCCATCTGGTCCGAATACATCATTATCTGGACTATCAAAAACTGGATATCCGAATTCATCAATAAATCCTTCGTAGTTCCATTCCATTGGGATAAACAAAGAATATAAACCAGACTTTGTTTGTCCGTTTTTGTTTCTTGAAGTAACGTCTGAAGCATTGTATAGTTTTTTAAAATTACCCCCACCTTTATCTAAGGCGTTAGAAGTTGAACCCATCATACACTTACCAACGATTTTACTACCTAATCTTAAACAAGTTTTTGTAACACGCCAATTGTTTAATATATTATCTGGTCTTTCCCATTTCCCACTTTCATCATGTACTAGTAGATTTAATTTCTCTCCATCATAACTATTGTCTCCAGTGTTTTTCCAGTCTATAGTTGTATCTAATCCCTTAATATCTTCGAGTTGTTCGTTCGCTGTGATCTTCTTTCTCGTAAACTTACTAGCGGGAACACGATAAGCAAGCTCGGATTTTGGACGATCCATTCCATCTTGTATAGGTTTAAAAAAGAATGGGTAGTTAATTGATATAGGAACAACTTTGTCTGTAAACATTTTCTTCGCATCCGCACCTGATTTAGATAGTATACCATATCTACTATCACTTGATATAGTAGCTAAATTAACCGTTTCTGCTGATGACATAAAAGAAAATCCAGATCTACGGTTCTTAAGGTAACATATTCCGTAACATCTTTTATCTGCTTTGCAAGCCTCCCAGAATATATAAAACAATCTGTTTGCTTCTCTAAAGTCTGGAGCTCCAACGTCAATCTTACTCCATTGTAAATACATATAGTGCGTACCAGTTATCCAGGTTGGCTTACCATTATTCGTGAACCAGAACCCTTCCTCTCGTCGTTTGAATTCTTCGTCTATGTAATCGTACCATTTTTCTTTATTGTTTTCCGGATAACTCCTCCAGTCGAATATGTTTTTGATCCTCTCGAGCTCTTTAGGATAATCCTGTTTAACCCATTTATTCTTTGGATGCGTATATACTTCTTTAGGTGGTTTCGGTAGCGCTATAATTAAATTTTGTATCTCTATAATTTCTCCTATAACTCCATTGTGTGATAACACAATTAAATCATGCTCTTTGTTGTAACCATATTTCCATTTTTTACCTCTGTTCATTCTGGTAATAGTGGTTCTTTTTATGGGTTCAACCGTGTTAACTAAACTTTGCTTGTACATTACTTAGATCTACCTTCTGCGAATCCTTTAAAGACTTTTTTCTCTGCCTCTTCAGGTGCCTTGTCCTCGAGTAAGTTCTCTTCTTCTTGGATTCTTGTAAGTATTTCGAATGCGTCAAATATAGCTAGTTTTTTAGTAGCTGCGGCGTTTTTTAATCTATCTGCTGATATGTCATCGTCTGAATCTACAATCGGTTCTTTAGCGACTTTAATCAGTTCTTCAACTGCTTTCTGCCCAGCTTGGATTATACTCTTCTTCGTTTCCTTGATATTCATATTTAATTGTAATAAATTGTGTCATAACTCTATATAGTCTCTTTCCGTCAACTATAAACTCATATGTTGAAAAAGGTGTGAATCCTACTAAATCTCCCTTCTCATAAGAACCATCGGTGTGTTTGATGATACCGATGCATGATTCTTCTTGATCTACTCCCAGGTATTTTCTGTCTTTAATAGGTTGCACGAAACAGTATCCTTTAGGAGCCCTCCATTCTCCATTTCTTTTATATAAAAAAACTTGATCTTCTTTTACAAGATAGGTGTTTTCATCAAAATAACTTTTACTATTCTTTTCGTTACCTTTAATGTCATGCCAACGCCTAAATACATTGTGATGTGTTATAACAACATCTCCAGGTTCTATTTCTGTTTCAAAAGCCGTGGGAACAGATTTAACAATAGCTTGTCTATTCACGAATTGGTGATTATAAATCTCAGTATTAAGTATCAATTCTGAAGATCCGACTTTGGTAGTATTGTTGTATCTATTCCCTTTTGGCTCTATAACAAAGTCAAAAGGCGCTTTCATTAGTATTCTAAGTTATACTCCACTGATACCGCCATGTTTTTGTTAAAGTCTTTCCACGGTAGGACATCTTTATTTTTTTTGATATAAATAGAGTATTTATCTTTCTCCTCTACGATATCAGATATTGTATGACCGCCATAAACCTCTTGACCAACAGCGTAATGCATAGCGTCGTTTTTATAGTCCTTACCTACGGTAATTTTCCTAATTAGTTTGCTCATAATTTATTGTCCCGTCTAGAATATTAATATCAACAGTGTTGTATGTTTTTTCTAGATCTGATTGTATTAAAGTTAACTCATCTTCTCTCCCAGCGATGTGGTGAAGTAGTCGGTGGATATTTGTTTGGAATACCCCAACCTGCATTTGAGCTTTATTTATAGAGTTTACAACGTTTTGCAACTTGTCTAACTCTTCGTTTGTAATTTTAGAAGGTTTTTCAGCCTTCAATTCTTTTATTTTCTTTGTTGTGTTTTTTGCCATTTTATTTAATTTAAGTTAATTATTTATATTTCGTTTAAATATGTATTAAGTAAACCTCTGTCTTCGCTACTTAAAACATCGTTGAAAACTAGTACTTCGTATATTTTTACTGTTTCTAGTGGAGATCCTATTTTCTCTATATCAAACGTTGAAGAAGTTGCAATATTAGATGACCCATCTGGTGATAGAGCGCTATTGTCAACAAAGACTCCAATGTCTCCATTTGATGCTCTTTCTATTCCAAGATTTACCTTGGTGTCTGTTGATATTCCAGATAGAGCCCAATCTCTTCTTGTGTTTGACATTTTTAATCTAAAATCCGTGTTATCGACGATCCTTATCCAATCTGATCCACCACCTCCTTTTACTATCCAATCGATAGAGACATCGTCACTCTCGAATCTTATATAAAAAGAAAGCGTACTTAGAGATAATGCTGATCCCCATTCTAAATCATCGCCAGATTCAGCAAACTTAACAGCCCCGCTGTCGTACTCTGGATGATCAGCCGATGACTCTAAATTATTACTTCCTTCCTGGTCTGCCCAAGCCGTGATGTCTCCACCTCCATCTTGAGTGATACCTGTGTCGTATTTATACCAATGTATTAAACTTGATATATCACTTGGCGCCCATGCTGCTTCCTCGGTAACCGCTCCTCCTGTAATTGTATTTCCTAATCCCAACATATTATTATGGTTGATTCGTTGTAAAAGTAGCTCCATTTATAGTACCATGATAAGCATTTGAACCAGAATCAAGAGCGTTATTTTCTAATTGATAATAAGCAACAAGTCTCGCAGCTTTTGGATCATAAACTCCGTCACCAGAGATAGTAGTTAAATCCGTCATTACTCCACTATTGTATATTTCTGATACTTGCAATTGTGTTAAGGCTGTATTAAACATAGCAAGTTGATCTATATATCCATCAGCAAAACCACCACCTTCTGATTCATTAGAACCAATACAAGATCCATCCACGTTTAAATCTAACCAATCTGTATTTTGATCTACTGTTTCTTTTAATACTCCATTCGCGTATATTTTTATCTCTCCGCTTCCTCCTCCTTCACTCCGCCCATTATGGTTAAATGTCATGGCTAAATGAATCCACCCTTGATTAACATAATCAGCTAAAGCAAAACCAGATTCGTCGTATGTAGCTTCTTTATACGTCCCGTTAATTTTTACCACGCCTCTGAACTCTAACGCGCTACGATGAAACTGCATTGAAAAACCATTATTAGTATCATCGTTTTTTATAACAAACAAATTTTGAGAATTCCCCCCATCATTATCCCTTATATTCACCCACAATGAAGCACTAAAGTTAAGTGCTGTAGTACTAGCCCCTGTACCTTGGTTCCAATAACTTATAAATTGTTCTGGTAATACTATACGATCGTTTCCACCATCAAATTCAGCGGCAAAATTACTTCCAAAAATACCACACTCGGTTGTGGGTTGTGATCCTAACCCTACACCTAACATTAGTATCCTACGTAAGCAATTACTCTACCAGATGCAAGTGTTATACTTGTCCATCTACCGTAAATAGTAACTCCTTTCGGAAAACTTTCAGTCCCGGTTATCGCCCCGCCATCAGCATCTATACCTGCACTGGTCATTCCGGTTCCTCCTGGAAATAAGTTTGAACTATTTTCAGGTGTTAACCCAGCTAAAGAGTTGTGAAATACAGTGTCTTCTAAAAATGTGATAGCACAAAAAACCGCATCCCCCATTCCAGTTACACCGTTAGAGGTTGTTGCTGTTGTTCCGGCTATATGTATACTACCCATTTGTCCAAACCCGTAATTTACACTATTGTCTTTATATGCCATAATTTTATTTTTTTGTTTTTTCTAGTGATCTACCACCGAAGTAAGCACCGATCACGGTTATTAATACTAATTGTAATAGATCAGTCCATTTAGCTTCAACTGTAAAGTTAATAGCACCAGCATCAATAAATATCAATAATACTGTTGCTGTAACTAAAAACACTAAAACTAATGGTCTAACGTTTTTGCTCAACCAAGAGTCAGACTTCATATCTGCATTCCACCTTGATGAGATTTCTTTTTCCATTTGAACTTCATAGCTTGCTATAAGTTCTTTTATTTTTTGTTCAGCTTCAAGCTTTTCTTCTTTAGACGTGTGTAAGTCATCTATAACTCCACCTACACCTTCTACAAGATCTTTAGTTCCACCTGAAAATATCGTACTTAATATATTCATTATTCTGGTTTTCTCTGATTATCTTCTCGTTCTTTGTCTCTTTTAGCTTTTAACCCACAAACGTCCGGATGATTAGTTGTTAAATCAAAAGAAGGTGGTACGTCTGGACCTATTTGTGATTGATACTCACAATACTGTTCTTGAGATATATCTTCTCCGTCTTTCTTAAACCAGTAGTCTTCAGTTTGAAGAAACGGAGTGGCTACGCCACCTGTTACTTTAAAATATCCCATTATTCTCCCTCTTCTAATACTCTTTCTCCAACTATGACAACTTTACCATCTTCAACTTCGAAAGTGTAATCTTCATCTGCAACGTAATCTCCTTCGTTTAAGTTACCTAAAACTCCATCTGGATCTAATACTTCAACAACCCCTTCGTCTGGAAGACCAGCAATACCATAACCTAAGTCTTCTACGTCTATTTGGTATTTACCATCTCCAACTACTTCTATCTCTTGTCCAAAAATGTGTTCAGCTTTATCTTCAGTTGCGTCAGTAGCACCTTCAGCTGGTGCTTCTGGTGGTGGTCCACCCATTTCTTCACCTCCACCCATCATACCCATCATTTCTTCCATTCCGCCTCCTGCTGCCATTTCTTCTTCCATTTGCTTCAACGCTGATGGAGAGTGCATTTTCATTGGACCCATTTCACTGTTATAGTAAATTCCAGAATCTACTTTTGTTCTTCCTAATTTTAAAACTGATTTTTTTGGTCCCGCCATTTTTAATGGTCTTTTCATTTTAAACGCCATGTTGTATATTTTATTTGTTTAGTTATAATATTCTTGATTTTGGGTGTATATCACCACTAGATCCTTCTTCGAAAAAAGTTTCTGTAAGCGTAGGCATATCGTAGTCATCATCACGAATAACCTCACCTGTTTTTTCATTTGTCCATTCTTCTGTAATCTGAGAACTACCCGGAGTACTAACCACCTCACCATTTACCAATTTCCAATCGTAAGTCCATTCTCCGTCAATATTCTTAAGGCCTCTCCCTGTGGCGTGTTGCTTCGTAACAGTATCACCTGGAACGTATTTTTTGTCTAAATCACCTTCTACACTTACGTCTGGTCCGTAGGTTTTTTTTTGAGCAAAGGGACTCCATCCTCTCATCTTAAACGCCATGTTATGATTTTTTATGTTTATTACTTACTTTGTACGCTCTTTTCTCGTGAGGTAAACTATCATCTCCCTCTGCGTAAGCAATACCAGAATCATCGTCTATTAGTTTTCCGTCTTCTCTAGTATATGTTTTCCCAGCTATCTTATCTGTAACACTATCATCGTCATAAGCTAATTCTCCAGATTCCATTTCTTTCTGATGGTGTATCTCGTGTACGGCAACTTCTTTTTCTTTATCACTACCCTTAGGTATACTTACATCTATATTGACAACTTTACCGTTTTCAGCCTCCCCTAATATACCATCATCTAGTTTTTTACGTACGATCTTGTAATCTCCTTCATGAACGAAGTCGTGAGATTCTCCTTTGTAAGGGAATGTAGCTTTAGTACGTTTCATCTTAAATGCCATATTATCTTTCTTTGTCTTTTATCATATCATCTATAGATTTATTGAAAACCTTATCTGTATATGATTTATTATTATAAAAAGTACTTCTCTCTGATACTGGTAAATCTTCTTCACCTAACAACACTCTATATATTCTACTTATTAACTGAGAACATTGGAATGATGTTTTAAATATCGAATACTTTATTGTCGTTCTGTTTCTGTGTCTCCAGGTTTCTATCCAACCTAATCTTCGTAGTTTCTCCCAACGGTTCTTATCCCAACTCATGGTATAAGTACCATCTATAAACTCTTGTCGTGTAAATCTTCCTTTACAATCTAAATAAATTAATAATTCTAAATCTGCATCTGTTAACC